GTGACACGTATTTCGTTAAACGTAGCGTTTTGGATATTTATACTTTATAAACTACTCTCATAATGGCGAATACAATAGATTTCAACGTAAGCACAAATGCGGTTAATATCCTCAACCAAACCGCAAACGCTGCGGACAATACGGCGACAGGATTCAAGAGCGCAAAGGCTGAACTTCGTGCGCTGAATAATCAGTTGCTCACGATGGATCAAACGAGCGACGCGTTCAAGAAAGCGTCCGCACGTGCGGCTGAATTAAAGGACAACATTTCCGACTTAGGTGCTGAGATTAACGCTAACGCTGGTAACGCTTTCGAAGGTCTTTCGAACAACGTTGGGTTGTTCGGTTCACGTCTTATGGACTTGGACTTAAAAGGCGCAGGACAAGCGCTTACAGGAATGGGAACTGCGGTTCGAAAAATAGATTTTAAAACAATTAAAGAAGAAGTAGGAGGATTAGTTAAAGGTTTAGGAAATCTTGCCGCTTCTGTTGTATCTAATCCTTTCTTTTTAACTGTTGGTGTTTTAGCTGCTATTGCTTACAATTGGAAAGAAATTGCTACATGGTCAAAACAAACTTCAATAGAACAACAAAATCTTACAAGAGTTACTAATGATTTAAATGAAGCTACAAAACAAGAACTTGCAAAAGGAGCAGAAAATATTGCTCAAATTGAGATATTAACTCAAAGAGTTCAAGACCATAATTTAACAGAAAAAGAAAGAAGAAAAGCATTGAGTGATTTAGAAGATATGTATCCAGCATACTTCTCAAATATCAATGGAGATATTAACGATACAGAAGCGTTAAATGCAGCAAAAGTAAAGTTAATTGATAACATAAAAAAAGAAGCAAAAGCAAATGCAGCAAAAGGATTATTAGAACAAGAATATGCAAAGAAAATAGCGTTAGAACAAGAACTTGCTGCTAAAAAAGGAAAATTAACTCAACAGGAATTTGATAAAGCAGTAGAAACAGCAAGATTTAATACACAAACATTATTTAAAGAAACAAACCAAAATATAAGTGAATGGTACAATGGTACAGAAGGAATAGGGAAAGCTGCTTTAGATTTAGAAGAATCTACTCAAAGAATAGCATATCTTGAACAAGAAGCATCTTCTGCGGTATTAGCTACTATTGACACCGAAGTAAAAGCAATTCATGAAAAAACTAAAGCAGCAAAAACTGCAAGAGAAAAAGAAGAAGATGAAAAGAAACGTTTGCAAGAACAATCAGATAAAGATGAGTTAGAACGTCGTAAAAAATTAAACGACGACATGATGGCTGAAGATGATAGAATGGCATCTATTAGCTACGAAGATTTAAAGGCAAGAGAAAAGAAAAAAGCAGATGCAAAACTTCTTGCCGAAATGCAGTCACATGCAAATCTTACCGCTTTAAAATCTATACATACACAAGAAGAACTTGAAGAATTAAGACAAGCAGAAGCAGCAAAAGCACAACTTCGTGTTGACGCATTAAAAACGTCTTTATCAATCATTGGAGATTTAGCACAAGCATTTGCAGGAAAGTCTGAAGCGCAACAAAAGAAAGCGTTTCAAATACAAAAGGGTGTAAGTATTGCAACAGCTACAATAGATACTTTTTTAGCTGCACAAGGTGCTTATCGTTCACAAATGGTTATTAGTACACCTGATGCTCCAGTTCGTGCAGCAGTAGCAGCAGGAATAGCAATAGCACAAGGTCTTGCACGCGTGGCTATAATTAGCAAACAACAATTTAATGGAGGTGGTAGCACAGGCGGAGGTAATCAAGGTGGCGGAAGTGTTCCACAGGCAGGCGGAACAAATGCACCTTCACCTGCAAATTTCGACTTTATCAGTCAGCAACCCAACCAACAACCACCGCTTCAAGCATACGTTTTAGGCGGTCAAGTAAGTAGCAACTTAGAAGCACAACAATTAATTCAAAACCAATCACGATTAGGAGGATAAAACATGAACAAAAAAATTAAAGTAATTGAATACGGAGTGGACGACGAAGGTTTGCTCGGAGTGTTCGCTATCAGCGTAGTAGAACAACCTGCAATAGGGGTTGATTTCGTAGCGTTAAGCGAACAACACGTTGTGAAGTTCAAAGAAGACTTTAGAGGGCTTTTATATGGCGCTCTATTGATTCCTGACCAACTGATATACCGACGCGACGACAAGACGAACGAGGAATACTACGTTAAGTATTCGAAAGATACCATTCGCGCTATTGCTTACAACTACTTAAAGCAAAACAAGACCAACAACGCAACGGTTGAACACGCAAAAGTGGTTGACGGTGTTTCGTTGGTTGAAACGTGGATCATTGAAGGCGAGAACGACAAGTCTAAAAACTTCGGGTTCGACCTTCCAGAAGGTACTTGGTTCGGTTGTATGAAAGTAGACAACGAAGAAGTGAAGCAACAGATACAAAACAAAGAAGTGTTGGGTTTCTCTATCGAAGGGAACTTCCTTGCCGAGAAAGAAATGTATTTAAGCGAACACGTTAGCACTTTGCTTGAAGAATTAGACGCAATACTCAAAGGCGAGTAATGAACATCGAAGCAGGGGGGTTCTTAAAGGTCGAACTATTCAACGACGATGCTACCCTGTTTCTTAACGCACTCACCAAGATAACGAACGAGAGCGGTAAAATGGGGTTTAAGTCTTACGGATTGACAGAGGAAGAAATGAAGACGCTAAACACGATACTTGACAATTTAGGATAAAAAAAACGAGGGGTAACTACTCCCCTCGTCAAACCTAAAAATCAAAATCAACCTATAAAAAGCCGAATTGTGAAACAAATATACAGGTTTTTCTATTTAGGAACTAAACATTTAATAAACACTTATATGAACTTAAGAGAAAAAGTTAACGCTCTTTTCGCAAAGCACAATGTAAGCCTATCTGCTGAAGAAGTAGTTGAGGTGAAGCAAATGGTGGAAGCGGTATTAGAGGACGGAACAAGCATCTATTCAGACAGCGACGCATGGGCGCCTGGAGTTCGTGTATTCGCAAAAGACGCAGACGGCAACGAGGTTGCAGTAGCGGACGGAGAGTACACAACAGCCGAAGGGGTTATTGTAGTTGTTACTGAAGGATTACTTGTTGAATTGAAGCCAATGGTTGAAGAACCAGAAGTTGAGGTTGAAGTAGAAACCGAAGAACAATCAACAGAAGTTGTTGTTGAGGACACATTCAACGCAGAAGTTGAAGGTCTTTTGTCTTTGGTTGCTAAATTAGAAAGCGAACTTGCCGACATCAAGAAGGCAAACACCGAACTTTCTGCTAACGTAGAGAAGTTGAGCGCACAACCTGCGGCAACATCAATCAAAGAAGTTAAACAATCAAAAGTAAGCGCACCTTCAAAAAGCTACAATAAAATGTCAGCAGAAGAACGTTTCGTATTTCATCTAAACAAATAAAAAACAAACAATAAAAAATGGCTACTACATTATCCCCAAACCCAATTAACAGCACCTTTTCAGGAGCTGTAGCAGGCGGTTACATTCGCGCTGCATTTTTAAGTAACGAGTCTTTGTCTGCTGTTACATTCAAAGAGAACATTGACTACAAGCAAGTAGTTCGTAAGTTGGTTGACGACATCACTTTCGAAGCACCAACTTGTGACTTCACTCCACTTGGAACAGTTGCATTAAGCGAGCGTATCTTGACTTTGGAAAAATTCCAAATTCACAGACAATTGTGCAAAAATGACTTTTTGAAAGATTGGGAATCGTCCTCAGAGCAGAACGGACAACTTCACGCTTCATTGACTGACGCTATTATAGCTAACGTTTTAGCAGGAATGGCAGCTCGTAACGAAGTATTGATATGGCAGGGTGTTAACGCAACAGCAGGTCAATACGACGGTTTCGAAACATTGTTCGCAGCAGGCGGAAGCGGTGTTCTTACCGTTGCTACTCCAGAGGCTATCACTTCTGCAAACGTAATTGAGGAAATGGGACGTTTAGTTCTTACTCTTCCAACACGCGTTCGTCGCGCTACTGAGAAGCCAATCATCGCAGTTTCTTCTAACGTTGCTGAGGCGTACAGAACAGCTATCTTAGGTCTTGGTGGTGGTTTCTACCTTTATCAAGGAGAGGCAGTTGTAATGAACTGGCAGGGACAGTATGACGTTGTAGAATGCCCAGGAATGTCTGACGACACAATGGCTTTCTACCAAAAGTCTAACCTTTGGTTTGGTACAAACACTCTTGACCAATGGAATAACGTTGCAGTTTTGGATATGTTTGAACATGACCTTTCAAACAACGTACGTTTCGCAGCTTCTTTCTTCGCAGGTGTACAATTCGGTTTCGGAAACGAAATCGCGTTCTACCAATATACTGCCTAATCTCAACCATTCTAACCCTTGCATATATAGAGGTGGTGGCATAAAAACCACCCCTCTTTTGTGCTAATAAAAAACATATAATTATGGCATGTGAATTAAGCACAGGTTTTACACTTGATTGCAAAGACGGCATCGGTGGAATTAAGCAAATTGTTTTATTAGATAAAACAAGTGTTGAAACAATTACGTATGAAGTGGGAACAGAAGTTATAAGTTCAATGGTTATAAATAACACAAATGAACTTTACACTTATGAACTTCCAACTCAAACAGGATCGTTTGAAGAAACAATTAACTTCAACCGTGATGCAGGAACTATTTTCTACACACAAACAGTAAATATCATGATGCAAAAGTTAAGCGCTCCAAAGCGTCTTGAATTGCAAAATGCAGCAACTGTTCGTGTTATTGTATTTGTAAACGACACAAACAATAATTGGTGGGCAATAGGTATTGAAAATGGTGCTGACCTTTCAACAGGAACAGCAGCAACAGGAACAGCACTTGGTGACGCTAATGGATACACTTTGGCTTTCACACACGAAACTCCAAAAAGAGCGTACAAATTAGCTGACGCTCCTTCTGTAATCATTACAGACTAAAAAAACTTTTACACATGTAGGGACAAAGCGTCCCTACGTGTTGTAATTTTAGCAAACAAATAAAAGGATAGAATGGTTTATTTGAATACAAATACTGCGAATCAATACGCATGGCTTTCGTTAGACGAGGGACGTGCTTACTTCAATGTTGCGTTTACAAATTACCTTCTTGTTATGACCTACGAAATGACAGGTGAACAACTTGCTCAGGTCGTAGAGGTCATAAACGAAAACGAACGTGTCACTAAAATACGTTTAACAACAGTTGGTCTTGTTGACGCTGGTAAATACAAGTACGATGTGTACGGACAAAACAGCAACAGCAATTTAGATCCGACAAACGCTTCCGTTGTTGGACTTGTTGAACGTGGTTCAATGATTCTTCAAGACGGAACAATTTACTTCGACGTTTCTTCGCCAACGATTCCCGTTGACGTAATATATACAGGTGCATAATATGAGCAACATTCAACAAATCAATCTTTCGGCATACCAACCAGTTGAAGCGGTTGAAAAAGACAATCGCGCAGGTTGGATTGATTACGGTTTCAACAACTTATTTCCTCAGCACCTAATCACGCTTTATTACAACAGTCCTATTCATAACGCATTGACGAACTCAATTGCTTACATGATTGAAGGACAAGGTACAGGAACAATTCTTGACAATGCTTTGCAAGGTATTGCGTTTGACTTAAAACTTCAAGGTGCGTTCGTTGCTGAGGTTATTTGGAGTATGGACTTTACTCGCGTTGTAAAGATTAACCACTTGCCTTTTGAGAATTGTCGTTTAGCTTACGACAAAGAACAAGACGAAATTACTGGTATTTGGTACTCAAAAGATTGGGCAAATACACGCAGCAAAAAAGGTAAGCCTGAGTTCATTCCTGCGTTCAATCCTTCACAAGCGGAAGAACAACCGCGACAAGTAATTTACGCTCACGGAATGATGGCAGGAAGTTCGTACTATGCGAAACCCGACTACTTCGGTGCATTAAACTACGTTGAGTTGTCTTATCAAATGGGACTTTACCACGTCAACAATATCTTAAACGGATTATTTCCTTCATTCATTATTAATTTCTTGAACGGCATACCGCAGAAAGAGGAACGCGAGGCAATACGTCGTGAGTGGGAAACAAGATTGAGCGGTGCAAGTAACGCAGGAAAGTTCTTAATGACGTTCAACGAAGATCCTACACGCGCTCCTTCGATTGAATCGTTTCCACTTTCAGACGCTGACAAACAATATCAATTCTTATCGGAAGAAACAGCGAAGCAAATCATGGTTGGACACCGTGTTGTTTCGCCATTGATTCACGGCATTAGAGATACAACAGGCTTTGGTTCAAACAAAGACGAAATGTTGGTTGGTATGGAGATATTCAACAACCAAGTTATCAAGCCATACCAAAGAATTATCACAAATACATTTGCGCCTATTCTTGGAAGTGATTTAACTATCACAATGAACAGCGTATTCGACGAAGTAGTTGTTGTTCAACCAACGGTTCAAACTGCTGAATTAAAAAAAAAAGTAGTTGCTGCTGAGAATGACTTTTCAGATGAGCAAGGTCGCCTTTGGATTAACGCGCTAAAAGAGAAAGCTGAATTAGTCGATTTAGATGAGTGGGAATTGTTGAGCGAAGAAGATATAACAGAACCCGAAAACGAGGCTAACTTCCGTCAAGAATACATGAGTGCGCGTACCTACGCAAACGCTGACGAAAGGTCGCCTTTTGGAGATACAGGACTTTATAAATTGCGTTACGCTTACTCTCAAAACTTAAGCGAAAATAGTCGTGAGTTTTGTCAAGAAATGGTTGACTTATCACAGTCGGGTTTGTCATTTAGATATGAAGACATTCAAGATATGAGCGACGCGGGAATAAACGGAGAGTTTGCTCCAGAAGGCAGTTCAACTTACAATATATTTATTTGGAAAGGTGGCGCATTTTGTCACCATTTTTGGAAGCGTCAAATCTACATTCGTAAAAGAGATTCAAAAGGTCGTGTACTTCCTAACGACGGATTAAATAACGACAAGCGAGTTGGTAACAATCCATTTGTACCACAAAAAGGAGCGGAAGGTGTTGCTCCAATTAACACACCCTCACGAGGTTCACTTAAATACTCATAAAAAATGGCACTACAACCCGAAGTTTTACTCATTGACGAAAACTACATCAAGAAATATACATGGATTAACGGTTCGGTTGATCCGTTGCTTCTTTACCCTGCAATTTATTTGTCGCAGGACAAGTATGCACAGTTGTATTTAGGGACTGACCTTTACAACCGCATCAAAGAAGATGTTGTGAACGACGATATTACAGGCGCATACGCAACCCTTCTTGACAATTACTTGCGTCGCATGATAATGTGGTGGACAATGTACGAAGTACTGCCTCATTTGTACGTTAAAACGGACAACGGAAGTTTAGTGATTAGAACAAGCGAAGATACTACACCTATCTCACAAACTGACTTACAAAACTACCGCGACCAAGCACGTCAACAAGCTATGTTTTACACGCAACGCATGGTTGATTATTTGTGTCATAACAGCGCAGACTTTCCTGAGTATATGACAAACACAACAAACCAAATTTGGTCACAGACAAATGTTTATCCGTCTAACGCTTTTGAGATTAGTTCTGGACGTGATAGAAGTCCATACGAATATAGAAGACCAGGTTTAGGATGGTTTAGATAACGAATAACAAAACACATGGCTACAAGGGGACGCAAAAAGGACATGGTTAAGCAAAAGATTTACGAGGAGAAATTCCGTAAGTATTTAATTCGAAAAGAGAAACAAATAAAAAGATTGGTGAATGAAAGTTAACGCAGAAGGATACGCTCTAATAAAGCGTTTTGAAGGTTGTCGATTGAAAGCGTATAAGTGTCCTGCTAACGTATGGACTATTGGCTTCGGAAATACTTTCTACGAGAATGGCGACAAGGTGAAAGAAGGCGACGTAATAACGCAACAACGTGCTGACGAGTTGGCGAAGTTTATCATTGACCAGTTTGCAGTTTCAATTGCTCCCTTTATTTTGAAACCACTCAACGAAAACCAATTTAGTGCGTGTGTTTCACTTGCGTACAACATTGGTACAGGTGGCTTCAAACGTTCTTCTGTATTCAAGAAATTAAATATCAATCCACAAGATCCAACGATTGCAGATTCTTTCAAACTTTGGAACAAGGGCGGTGGTAAAGTGTTAAAGGGTTTGGTTACACGCAGAGAGGCAGAAATACAACTATACTTCAAATGACATGAATACCGAAAACGAGATAGCTTTGATACACGAGGAATTGCAGAATATGAATAAGAAGATAGACCGCATTTATCACGTTCTTATCGGTGATGACGAAATGAAAATCGAAGGTCTTGTGAGTAAGGTTCAAAAACACGATAAGTATATTCAAAACCAACGTTTACAAGTCGCTCGTTTTAGTGGTATTGCAACCGCTGCTGGTGTCGTTGGTGGTCTTATTGTTCAACTTGTCCTGCGTCTAATATGAAAGAATGGTTAATATCTTTGTTAAGTTCGTGTTCAAAAGTTAGTTCGAAACGAATTGTTGCTATATTTGTTACAATTAACCTAATTGCTTTCACCTATGTTGCGACTTTTACAACCTACGTTTGTCCCATTGCAATGTTTGACACATTAGCATTGTTGACCGCAGGATTGTTCGGTGGTACTGTAATTGAGAGATTCACAAAACAAGCAAAGAATGGCAACACCGAAAACACCAGCGAGATTAATAGCTGAGGAAGTTTGTTCCAAATTCAAAGACGCTCCTTCGCTCACTCTAGCAAAGAAATTGTTTGCAGAATATCCCGAAGTATACAAAGACGAAGAACACGCGCGTGACTTTATCCGCACTATTCGTGGTAAGCATGGTAACCTTGAAAGAAAGAGAACAACGGACAAGTCATTGTTTGAAGCAAAGCCACGACCACTCAACCCATTTGCACTACCGAAGTCTTACGCAAAGAAGCGCAGACACGTTGAAGTGAAGGGAACGAAGTTCTTAATTCTCTGCGACGTTCACATTCCTTATCAGGATAACGAAGCGTTGACCGTTGCAATTAACGAAGGTGTTCGTCAAGGGTGCGACGCGGTTATTCTAAATGGTGACGCGTTAGACTGTCACATGATTAGCGACTTCGTCAAAGATCCACGTAAGAGAAAATTCAAGGATGAACTGTATGCAATGCGTCAGTTTGTGCACACGCTGCGTACACAATTTCCAACCGCTCACATCTACTACAAAGAAGGCAACCACGAAGAACGTTACTGGAGATACATGAGAGTGAAAGCACCTGAGTTGTTCGACATTGACGCGTTCGACTTTGCTTCATTGTGTCATTTAGATAAACACAACATCACTTGGATTGACGGAAAGAGCAAATTGAATATCGGTAAACTTTCAATCTTTCACGGACACGAGTTTGGTAAGCAATTCCTTCCGTCTGTTAACGTAGCGCGTGGGTTGTTTATGAAGACGAAGGTGTCCGCGCTTTGCGGACATCACCACCAAACAGCAGAACACAACGAGAGGGACGCTAACGGCAAGTTTATTACTTGTTGGGGTGTTGGTTGCTTAAGTGAATTATCTCCTGACTACAATCCTTATTCGAAGTACAATCACGGCTTCGCTATCGTTGAGAAAGGAACAAACGGAAATTACAGCGTAAAGAATTTAAGAATACACGAAGGTCAGATATTATGAGAAGGAATATACTTGCGGCGTTGCTGCTATTTATTGGAACATCGTTGCTTTGGTTGGTGTTGTGTTGGAATTGGTGGGGTTGTACGCGTAAAAAAAACGTACAAGAAAACGTACAAACACAAGATAGCATCATAAACTACAACGCTGGCGAATACGACCGACTACTTACAGAACAGATTGAACTTTACAAACAACTTCGAACCTATGAAGATGCTCAACTTACAGCCAAAACCACCTATCAAAGAACTCGTTCTGCTATTATTATTCGAGATACTGTTAATATTGTTGATGTTATCCGTTTGGTGAACTCTTGCGATAGCGTTATTGCTTCCGATTCATTGGTAATTAACAACCTGAAGAAACAAATTAACATCGAAGAACAAAAGATTGACAACTTACAAGAAGTCGTTGAGGCTTATGAACAGAAAGAAGATGTCTTGCAAGAGGAAATTAACAATCTCGCTGCTGATAAAAAGAAATTGGAGAAACAAAAAAAGCGCAGAAACCACGCTTTAGTCGTTACGTCAACCGTCGCTATTTTGTCGACTTTTGTTCTGTCAATTTTACTTTAGATTCGGGAATGTAGAATTTCATTGAGAACTGGATTGCTTCGCTCAGGAATATATTGCGACTATTCTCTCCGCGCTTTTCGTCAATCTCGTTCCACAGGTCTTTGTGTAAGTACACGCAGATACCTTTCTTAGTTTTGCTGCTCGCCATTTTCTTCTTTTGTTTTAGACATCATTGAACCAATCATTAAAGCTAAGTAAATTTTCTCTTTTGCGTTTAAGTCTTTCCGCTGTGAAAGCTCCAGAAGAATATCTCCAAGAATCTTTCCCTGTTGAAAGTAGGTTGCTATTGAATTAACGATTTCGCGCTCACGATCGTATGTCATTTTGAGCGTTTCGTAAAGGGGTGTTTGTTTCATATTATTATTTTTTCTATTTCTTGTTTAACTTCTATCCAATAATTTAATCGGCGCCAAGTACCATTATTATATACCTCTATTCTTTGTTCTTCAATCAACTCATCTACTGCAATTAAAGTACATTGCTTTGCGTCTTCCCTTGCCTCGTCATCGTATAACAAACCTGCTCGCAAATAAATGCAATACTTGTTGAACAGTTCTTCCGCTTTTTCTTTTGGTGTCATATTGTAAATGTATGCTAAATTATTCTAACCGACAACATATTGTCCATAACTTGGATTGAGTTCGAAATACATTCGCATCATTATTGCATCTGCAACGTCAGGTGAAATACCTTCGCGGTTCTTGATTACGTCCTTCGGTGTGACCATAAGTTTACCGTCAACATCTGCTCGGTGTCGTTTAATCATTTCAAGCTCGCGAACGATTTGTTCTTTGCGCGTACTGGATAAGATAGTGAGCCGATTCTCCTCTACATATTGAGCCAATTTGTAATAACATTCGCTCTTTAAGTTTTGGTATTGCGGGTGCTTTGGTTTAGATCCGTTGACGAACCCTCGACATTTCAAGAAGTCAACGACACCACCACCAACACCGTCTTCGTCACACACTACGTCTTGCAATAAAATTGAGTGTTGTTGACAGGTTAAACGAACTTTGTTCACTACTTCGTCTAACGCTGCGCGATTCATTTCAATTATGTCTATGATAGTTAGACCTTCCCATACGCAGATAATCGTTCTATCCTTACCAAAACGCGCTATGTCGGCTGTGATATATTTCTTTCCTTCATTGATTACTTCGTTCCTAAACATTCGAAGCAAGTTCTCCGTTTGAAACAACTTGTCGCTATCGTCGTCGAACTCCCAGTTCCCTTCCAAAAGTCTTTTCCTGTCGTATTCAGGAAGTCGTCTAAGCGATTCGATGTAAGCAATAGGAAGGAAGGGATTGTCTTGCGGTAACGCTTGCACGAAGGCGCGGTGTGAAGGTAGTTCGTTGCGGTTGTTCTTCATGTAGAACTCATTATACAACCACCCCTTCGCAGGATTGCAAGACAAGAAACCTTTTGGAATTAACCCAAACTCGTTCAACTTAAATCGACAACGCGAATGAACAATGCTGACCGCCTTTTCTGTTACTTCGGAGCATTCGTCTATAAAATAATCAGTAATTTCTAACGATCCAAGTGAATTGAAATTTACATCCGAAGGATATGCGAATAAGTCTTTCAAAACAATTTCGCTTCCGTTGAAGAACTTAATCACGTTCGATTGTCCGTTGAAAGTGTAGTGTTTATTCGCTATCAATCCAAACTCCTCAGCCGTTTCAAAAAACGTGTTTAACGTCGTCTTTTTTAGCGTGTCTAATTTGCTTCGTCCAATAAGAGAACGTGTCCCTGCGTACTTCAAACGTCGTTGTATCTGCCACATACAACCGAACTTCGTCTTCCCACCCCCTGCCGCGCCACCGTATAACAACTGTTCAACGATGCTATCTGTGTTTAGGTAGTTCAACGCTTCAATCTGACGCGGCAGGTATGTCGGTTTGTATGGTTGCATTAAAATAGTGTTAGTTGATTTTCAACCACAGGACAAAGTTCGTCTTCAAGTATTTCAATTATACGGTTGTATCGTTGTTCTTCGTTGCGTCTTTTTAATTGATTTATGAGTAACTGAAGACCACCTTCAAACGCTTCGCCTTTTGTTTTATACAAGTCGTTGTCTGGTCGGTGCTGATTAAATGTGTGCGACCAACCTTCGGACATTCCGTTGAACCGAACTCCGTAACCCCACAATTCATGTTCAACAATAGCAGTTTCAACCTGCGCTTCATAACCCTTACTGCATTTGTAAGTTTTCAAGATAGGATTTTCACACACTCCGTGTTCGTTGTAAATGAACTGGCTCATTGTTTACTTAAATATAATTTATACAACTCACGCATACCTTCGAAGCGAATTGATTCTTTGAGCAACATTCTTTTGCGGTCACTCATGCGATCAACCATTGATTGAACGAGCTGTTGTTCAAAGTAAATGTTCTTCTTTGCGTTCGCTTTGCATAACCGATATTCTTCTTCGGTGAAGGTGTCAGCGTTTATTATTTTGCTTTCTTCGAGCCAACGCATAAGCGACGCCGCACGAATCTCAATGACCGTATATTTTCCTTTCTTATAACTTGCAATATCTTCTGCTAACATCCTTCGCCAGCTATCATCGTTTACCGCCATTTCTTTTTCTTTTAGTTGTTTTGATTCTTCTTCTTTTGCTTCCGCTATTTCTCTCTGAATTTGCAGGTTCGCCTTGTCGCGATGTGGTTTGTAAGCCGTTAACACGTCGCCAATGAACGACACGCTCAACGCTCCGTAGTGTTCACACTTTTTCTCTAACTCATTCGCTGCGTTTAGTTCGAACGCTAAATTGAAGTGTTCAAATGTAACCCAACGAAAGTGCTTGCCTATGAACTCATGCAACATTTGCAACAGTTGTGCCTCTGGAAGTGCGATGCCGTACATGGCGCATACCTTTGAGCAGAGTTTGACAAATGCAGGTAGTTCGTAATCGGCAACGAATGCGCTTTCGCGTTCCGCACGATCAACCCTTTGTATAGTTGTGAGCGTCGTTGTAGATGCGCTGCGCAGCATCGGAGTCGAATTTTCCATTTTTGATTTTGGTTTGTTGGTTTGTAGTTACGAAGGTAGACAAGTCCCATTTACGAACGGCAGCCTTCCAGTCTTTCATTTGATTGCGTCCGACCTTCCAACCGTTCGCTTCGTAGTGTGCATGAAATTTCTCGGTAAATGCAAGCGCGTCTTTGTCGTTTAGTTTCTCACAGGCGTAGTCGTATATTTCAACAACGGTAGGTTTGACGAATGGCGACTTTTTTTCTTTTGCGATTAGCGTTGGTGCTGTTGGAACGGACAAGCGAATAAGTATGTCGTTTATCTTTTGTTCCTGTTCGTTTGCCTTCGCTTCGAGAATCTCAATTCTCTTTTTAAGTTGTAGTATTAACATCATGTTTTTGTTTTTTAGTTAGTCCCACCCTTCGCCTTTTGCGTCGTCGTCTGCGTCGTCCCATTCTTGACAGTCAAAACAGACTTTGATTTCTCCTTCGTCATCTACAAATTCGTAGGCGGTGTCCCAATCTTCAAGCTGTTGATCGCGCAATACTTCATCAACTCGTTCTCCGAGTTCTTTGCTTTCGCAGTTCGGACAAAAGATTAATTCACTTTTCATAGTTTTAGTTATTTGATTTTAGATTTTCTTTTTGCGCTGAGTGTCTTTTGATGCTCAACGTGTTCGACAAATTTAGTAAAAAAAGTCATTGGTTTAGCATAACCCATCTCATTTAGTATAAAACAAATGCGTTCAACGTTAGCTCGGTAGTATTTGTCCCACTCAACCTGAGCAGATACCTGCTTGATTCCGTGTAGGATTGTCGCGTGGTCTTTCTTGTAACGGTCACCTACGTTTTGAAGCGAGAGAACGTAACAGGGACGAATGATAAAGAATATAATTTGTCGTGCGGTTACTATCTCACGTTTCCTTGTTGTCTTATACAATGCCTGTGAAGGAACTCCCAAGACTGAACACGTCACATCTTCCAGAGCGCTCCAAAACATATCTCGTTCATTTTCCATTTGCTTTTGCATTTCAATTTGTTCACTCGTTAATCTTTCGTAGCGTGGAGTAATCATCGTCCACAATAACTCGAAGCGTTCCATGTGTCTGAATGGTATCATGTCAAGCACTTCGTTTCTTATCTGTTCGTTAGTCATTTTCTTCGTTGATTAGTTTGGTAGGTGTAAATGTGCTGAATACTTCCTCGCGTGAAAGTCCCGTATGAAGGCAGATGTTGTTGAAGTCTTTGATTCTCATTCGCTCTGGGTGTGCGACGTAAAGACGTGCTGTTGGATCACTGATTCGTAAAGCTGCTTTGAAGTTAGTCAGCGTCTTGAAGTTAATCTTGACTAAGCGACCGAAGGGTGTTGAATAGATTTGCTTGTTCATAGTTTTTATTATTAAAGAAAAGATACTTGACCATTATCAGGGTTTACATTCATATACTGACCGCCTTCTTCGTTTCTTAATTTTCTAAATTCAAATTTATTAATATGTTGAGGGTATTTTTCAATAAAGAATCTTGCGTAATAAGATTGGTAAGCATCGTTTATCTTAAAGTTTTTGTCCGAACTTTCTAAAAACTCGTGCCATCTTATCCAGTTAATTATCAATTTTGCGCTTATCTTATCCCTTCCTTTCTTTATAGCTTTCCACGCTTGGTCTTCAAACGCTTCGAAAATATGAGGGTTTTCTTTATTGAACTTGTTAAACCCTTCTCGAATTGAATATCCGTTTAATTCTTTGTAGTTCATTTGATTGTTTGGTTTTAAAATTAGAGAGGGTATATTTCAACCCTCTCGTATTATTTAGAATGGCATATCGTCTGTTTCGTCAGTAGAAACTAAACCGCTTTTTTCAAGCATTGCTTTCGCCTTGTTCATTTGATCCGCAGCTTTGTCAAGTCGTTGACTAAATTCAGCAGATGTGCTGACCTTGTTTTGTAACCACTCTGGAAGCATCTTGAATCGAAGGTCGAAGTCTTCGCTGTCGTAATCCAAAAGGAAAGCAGAGTTAACCAATGGTGGGCAAGTCATTCCCTTGACAAGTGGACTTGCACCTTTGATGTCTGCGTAGGTGCGTCCTGTGTTCGCGGTGCGGTGCATGACGTTAATCATTCCTTCCTTACCTAACAGCGTAGCAATGTCAAATTTGTTAGCTTCTGCGTCGCTGAATGCTTTGCCTAACCAACCCTGAACGAACGCTCTCAATCCGCTCTTTTCGTGCATTGACAAAGTGAAGTCACGACCAATTGAAAAAGGCTGCTCACCTTTACCGAAGTCGGCTAATTCGAGAGGCAGTTCGAATACCAAGCGAACTTTGTTTACCAGCTTCTCCTCACCTTGAAAAGTGTCAAGGATTGTTCCGATGTGAATGATTTGGTAGCAACGTGCTACGTGTGTTCCAGCAGGTACTGTTTGTCCGCCGCCGCCGTTGTTTGATTGTTGTGCAATGATGCTCATGTTGTTGTTGTTTATTTTGTTGTTATTGAATTGATTTAAGTATTCTTCGAACTTTATAGCTAGTTCGTAATCGGCTTGAATGTGTCTTTCCTGACTTTCGTGAAGGTCGGACTGTTCGTTGATGCGTTTGAAATAACCCATTACACGTGGTCATCAAAGATGTTAATGTCAAAGCTGAAAGTGATTCCGTCTTTTTCTAGCGTGACGTAGTCCAAGTCGAACTCAGGATCGTCGCTGCGGAAGAAACGACCACGCAAATGAATGGTGAACATGTTGTCTTGTTCGTCAACGAATACCAAGTGTTGTTTTTCGTCTACTTCGAACCAACCTGTCTGGTCGTCGTTGTAGTTGTTTGCAATTGATTTAATTCTTTCGTTCAACGTGCGGATGTCGTCTTCGTTGAAGCAGTAATTAATTTTAGGACAGTACATAGTTTTGATTTTTAGTGGTTACAAATATATTCAATTAGTTGGTCGTTCCAACGCGCTTCCGAAAGTTTTTGATGTTTCTCTATGTTGGCACTTATCTCGTTATGCGTTAGGTTGTACGCTGACGCTGATGACGAAACGCAAACAAAGTTAGATTTCTTTTGTTGGCTCTGGTAGTTCTTTCCAATTTGCTGAATCAAATTTGTTGAGTAGTGGTTCAAGTTCGTCAATTCGACTTTGACAAAACGTATCCCAAGCCAGTGTTCCATTTCTCTTGCTACCCCAATAATCTTGGGTTTGCATGATTGAATCCATAATGAGTTTAACGTCGTTTTCAAATAAGAAAGGAGTTGTGTAAAGGTGTTTTTCATTGCTCATTTTGTTTTAGTTTTTAGATTTCTTTTGATAAGATGATTTCTTCGCGTGGAATGGCTGACTTAATTTTGTCGTAAGCGCGTACCGCTTCGTCGTAGTCATTGTACGACATATGAAACTCTCCGTTGACTACAATCTTATAGTACATATCGGTTAGCGTGGTTTTTTGAATTAATTCTACTTTCATTTGTTTGTTGTGTTTGGTTGTTGTTCTAATTGTTTTGTTGATTCGTCAATCGTTCCTGCGATTAACATTCCTAAGAATAGCATCGCGATAAAGAGTAGTGTTTTTTTCATTTGATTATTTGGGTTTAATTGTTTCGATATATTACCAGCCACTTGTGCCTGTCCAACTTTCGTTTTGATATTTGCGCCATTGGTATACTGGATCACCTTGTTCGTCTAATTCGAATTGGTGTATCCATACGCTGTACACATTGTTACTCTTCAACAACTTCTCGCCTAACTTCTTGGCTTGTGTTAAAGTGTTACAGTTCTTACTAATGATTGTGTCACCACTTTCAATCTGTGAACCTACTTGAATCTTCTCGGCTGCTTCAACCTTAAAGATGAATCTTGTTTTCGTTGCGTTCATTTTGTTTATCTTTGTTATTGTTCTCAATTGTTTTACAAATATATGCTAAACTTTTGACATACGCAAGAAAAAAATGAATTATTTTTCATAAAAATGCTTAACTGATTGAAAATGAACGTGAAAACTTTTAAGAAAACTTATAAAAAAAGTGTTGCAAGACGTAAACCAACACCCGAATCTGAATCAAACCAACAAGAAATAGTTGTGAAGTATCTAAAATTAGCATATCCCGACGCTCTTTATTGCGCTTCCGCAGGTGGAATGAGAACAAGTTACTTGCAAGCGGTCAAAATGAAACGTACTGGATATGTGAAAGGATTTCCCGACCTATTCATTTACGAACCAAACGCAGACTATCACGGCTTGGCTATTGAAATGAAGAAAGAAAAAGGGGGTGTTGCGTCGCCTGAGCAAAAGTCATGGCAAGAACAATTAAGAAACAGAGGCTATGCGTCTTATATTTGTAAAGGTAGCGAGGAAGCAATTAAGATAATAGACGAATACTTTGCGATATGAAAACAGAAAAAAAAGAAGTTACTTG